ACTCAAGTCATACAACTTATTAATCTGTTCTAGGGCACTTTTAAGCGTGTTTAAGGTACTTTTAGCGTCTTCCGATAGGGTAAGACCTTTTAGAGCTTCTTCTTTGCTTAGAGGCTGTTTATATGCTCCGTTCTTTTCTAGTACCCTTTCTATAAGGATGTTTAATTCTAGTTTTGTAGTTAGTTGTTCTAGTGTCATATCTTAAATTCTTCCTCTTCCATGTAACCACTTAGCCAGTCCTCGTCTTTTGTTGGCTTAGGTTCTATGGTGTGGTTTATATCAAATGCTTTGTTTGGTTTTAATTCTGTTTGTTTAGGCTCTACTACTGGCATATCACTTAAAGGGTTCTTTGCATTAGGTGGCAATATACTATAATCTTTTTGTCTAATGTAACAATTAAAACTTAATCCTCCTTTATCCATGTGAAATATTACGGGCGATTCCATAAAGGTAGGCGTTCCTCCAGTTTCTACTTCTTTTATTTTACGAACGTGTACCTCTGTTTTCATCCACTCGCTTTCGTGCTGAGTCAAACGATGTACTACTATAAAGTCATCTGCTCTGTTTACCCACTTGCCTCCTCCCTCAATATCTGAAGCCATTAACGGTATAGGATGTCCGTAAAAGTCGTGTCCTTTGGTAAATGTCTTTCTTAGTGCTTCTGTATTACCATGTGCCAAAAGATAAATAGACTTGTTATTTTGTTTGCAAAACATTCTAAACTCACTAGCTACAGCATAATCTCGCTCGTGGCTATTGCCTTTTATATCTTCGCAAGTTGCTAAACTATTGTAAGGGTCTATTACCAAAGCATCAAAATACTCGCAATCTTCTAAAGCTGCTTTAAACACATCTCTAAAGTTCATAAACCTTTTATTTATCCTGTAGAATTGTTCAAAGTCTATAAATTTAAAGTGTTCGCCTATCCAGTTAAAGTGGTATTCATACTGCTGCTCGTCAAGTTCTTTAAGTTGTTTACCTGCATGGAGTTGTATTAAATCCCTTTTTATTCCTCCTGTGCTATTCTCAGCACTAAAGATTAAAAACTTTTTACCATGCTTTACAGCTAAACAAAGGTAGTAGTATAAAATAAATTTAGTTTTACCTACGTTAGCGTGTCCTGCCATAACATTGAAAGTTCCTTGCTTATATCTTAGATGGTTATCTAAAGGACAGCTAATTTCTAAACCTAGTTTAAAACTTCCATCCCTAATAGAATCTAAATACTTTTTACCTGAGTTGTTTTCTAATATCATGCTAGATAGTCTTTAGGGTGAATAACTATTTTTTCTTTTTGCTTAGGATATTCTTTAGCTAGCCATTTCTTAGCTGTTAGATATAAACTTTTATAAGATTTGTTTTTTGCATAGTTTTCTATACTGTCTAAAATATAGTCTATTTGTTTTTTACTGTATTCCTTATCTAACTTTCTTACATCTTCAACAGTTATACTTAAATGGTCAAAACTGCGATACACTAACTTCTTTTCTTTCTTTACATTCTTGTTAGTTGTTATTCGTTTGTTATCCGTTTGTTGCTCGTCTGTTAATTTGCTTGTTACTACTTGGTATTCTTTGTACTTAACTATTTGTATTATAGTGCCTTGCGAGGTTGAAACGCTTGTTATTTCGTTTGTTAATTTTAGCTTGTTTATTGCTGTCCTTATTTTTTGTGTGCTAAGACTTAGCTCTTTTGCTAGTTTATCGTATCCAGTCATTACCTGACCTTCTTTTATTTCCACTCCTCTGTAGCTTCTAGTCTTATGGTTAGCTTTTAAAAGCAAATGTAGAAATAACCTTAGTGTATTTGGTTCGTCGTACCACTCCCATTCTAGAATCTGTCTGTGTATTTTAATCCATCCGTTACTCATTTTTTTCTGCATAAAAAAAGACCTATAGGTTTGTTGATGCAGCAACTCCCCTATAAGCCTTAGATATTAGTATTATATGAATAGTAGTTACTTCTGCATTTAACCACTATATACCTATTGTAATTATTTATTTAACTTGTACAAATATAAGCTATTTTATTTTATATCCGTTGCTTAAAAATAATTGTATTACCTTCCTAAAAGGGTAAATCATCCTCTGTCTCAGCTTGTACAGTTTCTTTCGCTGTAGTCTGAGAATCGTCCTTTGTGCATCTCCAAGACTGTAAAGTCGTGTAGTATTTGCCTTTCCACTCATTTGTATTTACATTAAATTTTACAGTAACCTTATCTCCTACAGTATTATACTTTCTAAACATTGTACTAGCATCCTTTCCGAATACTTCAAAAGCGTAAAGATTGTTATACTGTTCGTCTGTGGTTAGTGTGTAAGTTAACTTTTGCCAGTTGTCTCCTGCCTTGTTTACTCCTTCTACTGTTTCGCCTATTGTTTCAATAGTTCCTTTTACTTCTAATTCCATAATTTATTGTTTTTAAATTGGTTACAAATATACTATTTTTATTTTAATTTTTGGTTTATATTATTATATCTCTGCCTTATGTCTTGGTAGTTTTCTACCCAATGTTTTAATTTAGCTATTGCATACAATGCGGTAGCGTGGTCTTTGTTAGTTTCCCTACCTATATCTGTAAGCGTTCTAATTACTCCTTTGTGCTTTAAAAAGAACATATAAAAGTGCCTAGCTAGTACTGTGTTCTGTCCTCTAAAATTTCCCATTATAGCCTCCTCTGAAACCTTGAACTCTAAGCATACAGCTTTTAGTATGTTTTCTTTTGTTACTGGCGAGGGAGTTGCGTCTAGCGTTTCTGCTATAAAGTATTCTAATTCTGTCATAGTAAAGTAAATAAGTTTATATCTGTGTCTATTAATATTAATTTTCTGTTCAAGTTTTTTTCTAGCCATTTGCCTTGACTATTATACCAGTCTACAGCTTCTTTTTTAGTCTTGTAATACCTAGAATACTCCTCAAGGTTTCCACTACTATTATAAACCTTGTAAATGTAAGGCTTAAATCTATCCTCTGCTTTCATTCGCTTAGTATTAGTTGCTTGTTTAAAATCGAATCTCTGTACTCAATATAGAATTTACCGCATTCTATTACTCGCTCTTTTATTAGTTGCTCCTTTTCTGTATCCCTTTCAAATGAGATTGTAGTAACTCTTAAAAAGGGGTCATGTTTATCTACTTTGTGAATCTTATAATTATCCCAGTCTTTTAAAAGATAGTCGGGAGTACTAACCATACAATAGGCAAGTTCTGCTTTAGGCTTATCGTAAAGCCACATATATGCCCTAAGTTGCCATTCATAATCTTTGTTATTTACATCCTCAGGAGATGCAGGAAATGTCTCTAAAGACCAAGAGCTTTTTATGTCGATTATTTTATCCTCTGCGTTAATATCGCATTCGCCAGTTATAAACTCATTCTCTAGCCTTTCTGTATTCTTTAGATATAGAGTATTGTGTACTTCATTATAAAGGTCTATACTCGTATCTTCTAAGTCTATTCCTTTGGTTAAATACTTAGAATCTATTGTAGTTCTGTAATTAAATAGCTCCTCTTTTACAAGTTCCTTAATATAAGTTTTACAAGTTGCTGATAATACCTCTGTTTTTTTACGTGGGTTTGTCATAATTTTACCTAGTGCGCTGCTTCTAATTTTCATAGTTCTGTGTTTTTAGTATAAAAGTTTTCTAATTCAAAAGCGTGGCTTTTCTCCATTAGTTCTATTCGTTCATCCATAGCAGCTATAATACGCTTATAAGTTTCAATAGTACTTTCTAGTAGTATTATTCTTTCGTCTGCTGTTTTTAGTTCAGTTCTTAAAATAGTTTTCATCTTATTTAGTTTTTAATTTTTTACCTAATTCTGTTACCTTTTCTACTTGCTCTTTTGTTAGGGCAAAATCTTTTATTATAGTTCTTAAATCTCCTATACTAGCTTTTAACATCATTCCTGAAAGGTTGCCATCTGTTATCTTTTCTTTTTGCTTGGGTTGTGGTGCTTCTGTATCAGGATCCTTAGTATCGTCTATTAAGAATAATCCGTTAAGAGCGTACTTTCTCGCATAACTGGAGGAGCTACCGAAAGACTGCGCTATATCCATTCCCTTTTTATTTGGGTTAATTCCTGCTTGAGCAGATACTGCTACATCTTGTCCTTTCTCGTTTTGTATAGTTGCTATTGCTTCTACAAATACCAATCCTCCGACCTCTAGTATATTGTCGGATATGTACAAAGTACATTTATTCTTTTTTAAGAGTGGTTTAAGAGCCTCTAAGACATCTTCGCAGTTTCTATACTTGTACTTCCCAAAGTTATTATATTGGCTCTTAGGTGCTTTTAATTCGCTTTGAATGTTTATTAATTCTTTCATTTGTTTAAGTTTTTATGTTTATTAATTAATTTCTGTTCTATTGCTTCGCGTTCTGTCGCGTGGTGTGAGATGTCTTTAATAGTGTAAGTACCGTTATCCCAAAAGTCTGTAGTAAATACTTCGTAAAGGTCTTTGTTTACTTTTTGCATCTCATGTAGTGAGTGTGTTAGTTTTCTTTTCATTTAGTTAAATTTTAATTGTTTAGCCATTAATAAAGCGCCTACCAATATGTAAGCATACTCGTGTCCTTCTCTTTTGTACTTATCTTTGAAGGTCTTAATCATTGCCTCAATAGATTCACATTGAGACTCTGTTTTTAGCGTTGCAATACTTTTGCAAATCTTGTTAAATGATGTTTCCATAGTTTTATTTGTTTCTTAATTGTTCTGCTTTCTGTTCGTTGTTATCGTGTAATATCATTCTCATATCATTGTTAATAATACCTTTTTTAAAGTCATCCTCAATCTTACACATATTTGCCGTCTCAACTATTTCAATCATCCAGTTTCTTTGTGTTCTTTTATTATCCTCCATTAACCATTCAAAATATTCCTTCGTATATTTTTCAGAATTACAAAATTTCTTATTTTTTATTCTAGTTAAAATCGTTGCGGTTTTTTTGCAAGGTTTAGCATCAAATTTCTTTTGTGCTACATCTAATTCCTTTACGTGCTTCACATACTCTTCTGATAATTGCTCTTTCATAGTTTCATAGTTTAAAAGTTTTCAACAATATTATATATAACTTTTGGAATAAAAAAATTTTGAAGCAATTATTTTAAAATAGGCACAAAAAAAAGAGCTAACAACTAAATGTTAACTCTCTTTCCAAAACTAAACCTAAACTATGAAAGCCCAAATATAAACCTTTTATTTTAATTATTCTTTTTAATGTGTATT